GTTCGAGCAGCAGCACGGTTAGGAGGATGATGTTCACCACCACAATATCCAGAACAACTCCGACGATGAGCGCCGGAAGTCCGAGCAGATAGGCCGTGCGGGAAAGACTGCCCGCTTCCCTTGCTCTCTTCAAACCCATCACAGCGATGAACAGAATCCAAGTTGCCCAAGTCAATGCGAGTATCCAGAGAATTACCATGATATTGCCTCCACGTCTGCAACGGTTTTTGCGGAGTTGATTGCGTCCTTGAGGGTGCGCCGCTTCTTGAATAACGGCTGACCGCGCATCAGAATTGCCCCACGCAGTTCAGCGAACTGCACATCAGTCAGCGACACTTCGATGTTGTCGATGTCATACCAGCCGATACCTGCCCCTGTTGGAAGTGCGCTGGCAACCTGCGTCATTAGCTCGAAAGAGCCGGTATTGGCTTGGAAGACGTGGCCTGCATAGGTTATTGGGGATTCTTTTTCTGTAGCGTAGGCGGATTCGATGATTGTGATGCGCTCCGACTGTGCTTGAGCAAGAGGCTTGACGTAAGGGGCGACAACCCCGAACTCGCCAGCTACTGCGCTGGCATACAAGTCTCTGCCGTGCACCTCTACATCATCTGGTGATGCGGCAAAAGGTATCCAGCCATATTGAGGATGCTCTATTTCGAGCTCAATCATGCCGCGCTCGGTGTACTTTGGATTGCGGGCATTTAGTATTTGCATAGTAGCTCCTAGGAAATTCTTTGAAATGCGGTGGTGGAGTGCGCGGCGCCCCTTGGCGCTGCAACACCGAATATCGCACGCCATGTGCCAGAACCTACTCCCACGTAACCCCAGTTTTGGTAAGAACTTGTATTAGTGTAGAAAGAGAAATACACGCTAGACCCGGCGTAAGTGCTTCCCGCTGTTATCGCTGTGGATGAGGCGACTAGTGCTCCAAACGCAAAGCATCCAATACCCATAGCGCCAATATCATTATTCACAAACCCATTTTCACAGAATGCTGTCGTAGCAAGTTTCGTTGAGTTATTGCCGACTGCTTGAGTTACACCTTCACCACCTGCCCCACCCAAAACAATCCCGTCAAAATAAACCGTCCCGGTCGCAGTGCCTGTCGCTGGAACGCCTCCTGTTATTTTGACCTGCATGAATCTTGAAGTGGAAGGGGCGAGCGCTGTAGCACCCTGATTTGATAATGCTGTTGGTGTATTGGTTGACGTGTAGAGCGTCGAGGCGGAAATCACCGCTTTGGCATTGTCATACCAGATTATTTCAACTTTGCTTGAGATGTCCGCAACGCTGGCATTGATTGCCAGCAAGAGTTGCACGTATGTCCCGCCTGTTACAGCTATATATTCGTCGCTGGTAGCATATCCACCGCCATTTGCCAGCACGGTAGAGGTAAAAGCAAGACAATTCACGCCGCTTGAGGCGCTTGCCGTGTTAATTGCTATTGTGCCACCGCTGTATGGCGTGAGCGTCCAACCGTCAGTGCCTACGCCAATTTCAAACGATCCGTTGCGCAGCATGTTCGGCCCGACCGGAACCATTGCTGAATTCACGCCGTCATGGGAATGATTCTGCACCGCACCGGCATAATATGACGCACCCATCCACTCGCGCAGGTGCTCCAGATCATCCCGTATGCCGGTCATCAGAGTTGTATCTACAGGAGAGTCCGGGTCAACTGCCCCGTCTGCGATTGATACCCATGATTTAGTGATGGCGGTCATTCGGCAAGCTCCTTGATTTCACGCTGTACGGTGTCGTGTTTGCACAGCAAGCCATATCGTCTCGAAAATGCAACATCAGCACCCGGAAACCTGTCGTTCAGTCCGGCAAAGTGTTCGCATTCAACGCATTTTGCCGTTCTGATAAGAAGGAATTTTTCCTTCGGGCAATGCACAAGAGCGTGCCCCGGTATTTCGATATGGTCTTCCATCGTTTCTCTCAAATGATTAGGTAAGGCTCGCTGCTGTCGCTCATTATACCCCCGCTTCCGGCGATGAAAGCGTACAGCCGTTGCTCATCTGTTGCGGAAGGATAATCCGGATAACCGTTTGGGGCAATATATGCATATCGCGACGAAAAGTTCATTGATCGCGCAGACATGTCAATGTGAGTCCCTTTGTCATCGGTTGATACGATAAAGCATGATTCCGGCTTTATGGAGCCGTCAACTTCGACGTGCTTTCTGCTGCTCACAAACACAATCGAGCCGGTTGCGCTTGTGTAGTCCTTCGGGTCAACCTTGAACGTAAAGAGCTTTGGTGCGTGGTATCGCCTGTTTGCTTTGCGACCAAGCACGGCCATTATGCCAACCGCGTTCTGGACGCCAAACCATCTTGAGTTGATTATGAAGGGTTTGACATCTCCGTACTCATTCGCCGACTGCGCATCAATGTTCACCAGCACATCTGTTTTGAGGTAGCTTCTTGGTTCGCCCAAGTTCGCCGTTGCATCCCCGAGAGAATAGTTTGCCGAAACCTGCGTCACTCTCAAGTTGTCGAGCGTTTTTACAGACATGCTGCCCTGAATGATTCCTGACTCATCGTTCAATGCAATCACATTTCCGATTGACGGCATGATTGCCTTGAACTCAACCTTTTGAACTTGTGGACTCCACCACATCACAGCATCTATCTGCTTCAATATCTCTGCAAGCATTTTACTTGCCGATTCCGGGGAAGAGATGCATGCGGTGATATTAAATATCGGCCCGTACCAAATTTCGCCTTCATTTGCCACGTCATTCGAAATCATGGCTGCATCAATACCGCTCTCTGTTAGGAGGTCTGTCACGACATTGGCAATTGGTTGGTCTATGAATGCCCGGCAAAGCTGCGCAGATTCGTCGATGTCATGGTCTTCAATAACGCTTCCGAACTGTCCGCGATACGATGTATCGGGCCACGAAAGAACGTCTCCGCTTATTGCCGTGTATCTGATGATTTCCTTGCCGATTCGGATGTATTCATTTTTCCCGGAAGTCGCTGGATTTGTATATTGCGTCCCAAGCCCAGCCGTTAGGGTGATTTGAAGCTGACCAACTCTAATTGCAGATGATGTGTCAGGGGTCACAGACCATGCAACGGATACCGTCGCAACCCTTGTTGCGCCGACATAGGATGAGATAACTCTTTTTTGCCCTGTACCGACTCCCGCATAAATATAGACCTCCATGCCGGTGTAGTATTCGTCAATCGGTTGCGCATCAGTTGGCAGCGTTACAGTCGATGCTCCACCGCCAGCCGCAAACCCGGCCAATACGAGTGCCAGAAGTTCAGACTGTATTGCGCCGCTTGTTGGCAGCGGGATTGTGTTGTTGTCAACGAGTTTTAGCGGGTCTTTCAGCACAACTCTGACTTGTCCGCTTGATTCAATTCCGATTGTGTCGATGATGTATCGCTCGTCCAGAAACAAACCCCAATCCCACGGTTCTGCAACGAAGCCTCTTCGCAGGTACGCGGTTCTACCGTAGTAGTTTTTGTTTCGCGCCAAAAACCTTGTCCAGAACAAACCCTGTGCTGGTGTCGGTCTTGTCGCCCAATACGGGTCTTGCCAACTGTCGTTGTCAGGCTCGTCGGCCAATTTTAGCGACACGACACTTCGGGCTGCAAGCCCTTCGTCAATATCAATCATCACCGGGGCGGAAACGCTATTCAAGAGGTAGGGGCGCAACGCTTCGCTTGCTGGCGCATTGATTCCGCGCGACACAAACTGCATCACCTGTGTTGATTTTGTGTAGTTTGCTTTGTCTTGGCAGGTAAAGTATGTGTTGTAGCACTCCGTTCCTACCGCTCCTGATGCGGTGCATGGTGACAGTCCATAGGTGTTCGAGCACCTGTCAATCTCCATTCGCAACACAGAGCATGGCCTCTTGCTGAACGCCGCAAGAGCCGCGTCGCGCTGCGGAGTTGTCGGGATAGCGCTCACACCAAACCCTTCAGCGAAAGTGATAGCGTCGAGTACACGGCGGTTTCGCTAGGCGCTCCGAAGTTTCCATCGGTCTGCACCAAGCGGATTTCGCTTGGGTAATTCGTCATGTCGTGCGCAAACAGAAAAGGTTTGTCTCGTAGATGCGCAGTCCACGCCGGAATCAATGCAGAGCGAATCCATGCCGTCGCGACAACGGAGAACCGAAGCGCTTGCCGCCATTGCTCGAACATTACAGCCTTTCCGAGCGGCAACCCCTCTACGCTGATATTCACTTGAGCAAACACTTTTCTGGATAGGGCATCGAAGCTCCCATACGGAAGCCCTGTCGGGAATTCAAGACCAACGCCAAGGGAGGCAATTGACAGTGTTGGCTGCGTTGTGCCCGATATTGCCAAACGCCAGTAACGGTACGACGCAGATGTGAAGTTTAGAATGCTTGGAGCGTCAGATGCCGGGGTTAATGTTGCAACAAGAACATTTGACGAAACAAAATTATCAGTTGACCCTCGCACCTCTACCGCGCATCCGTTTGAAAACAGATCATGGTTAAACATGGCAAGATAGTCCACGCTTTTTTCAACGCCGCAATCAACAGTAATCGTTGCCGGAAGGGTTGCGGGCTTCCAGTTTGTGTACGGGCGAAAATCGGTCAAGTTTATTGCAGCGCCGGATGCGGTCGAGCTTGCGACAGGAATCGCATCCGCAAGCCTGTTGTCGTATGCAATGAACGGAAATTTTGGTGTTGCCATCAGATACCCCTAACGTTGATTGTCACGCCATCGCCTGCGGCCTCATTGATTGCCGGAATCAGCTCTTCCCGTATTGTTTTTGCGTCGAACAATGACGCATCGCCGCGCATGTAAATGTTCACCTCTCGCGCGGCCTTTGCTTCTGTTGCCGAAGTTGGAAGAGGAACTTCTGCTTGCGCGGGCGGTGATGTGCTGTTAGACACCTCGGACGGAACCATTCCGGCTGTTCCGCCAACTGACGGGGGCGCTGATGCACCGCCGCCGAATGTTGCGGAGTTTATCGCGCTAATCTGTTCAAGACCTGTTGCAAGCGTGAGCGCGGCAGGGATAACACCCCACGGCCATCCACCGGCAGCAGCAAATGATTCCATCACAGCGCTTGGTAATGCAATTGCCGCTTTTGCCAGAGCGAACACTTTGTTTGCTTGAAATATCGCCTGATGGTGCTTTGCAAGTCCTTGCGTCATCTGCTCGGCAATGCTCATTGCATTGGTGTAGTCTCCTTTGCGCAGATTGTTGACCGCATTCGCCCAACTAACATCGGACTTGAGTTTTTTGGCTTTTGCGGAGCTTTCGTCTGCGTCGGCCTTTGCCCTGATAAGGGCGATTGTTTTTAGATGCTGCTCTTCCAGCTTTTTCGACTTGCCATATTTCTTGATTGTATTTTGATACTCGATCTCTTCTTTCTCTATCGCATATCCGACCTTCGCTTCGTCGCGCTCGCGCTCGTTCAGTGTTGCCATTGTGGCAATTTCCTCAAGCCTGCTGTTTTTACCTTCCTCCCTCTCGATTATCTTGGCGATTTCATCCGCGCGCTTTTTCTCTTTCTCTTTGGCGACCCTTTCGGTTTCTTCATCGTTACCGCTGTCGATTGAGTTATGACCATGCTCTGCCTTGATGTCTCCGCCATAAAAATCTGCAACTCTTTTTGCTGCCTCAATCTGTATATCTGCCGAATATCCAGCATAGGCTTTTACAACCTTGCTGACTCTTATTTGATACTCGATCTCTGTATTCAGCCTATTTTCGACACTCTTTTTTTGCTCCGCGTCTGTCGCGTCGAACGAGGCAATTATCGCGTCTTTTATCTTGCTTGAATTGGCAATACCCTCCATTGCCGCTACTTGGCTCTCCCTAATGGAGTCAGTTCTTCTTACAAAGTCATCGTAAGCATCGGAAGCTCCTTTAATGCCATCGGTGGCAAGTGCGTATGCAAGCTCAAATGGTATTGTGATACCAGCCGCAAGAAGCTCCGATGAACCAAGAAGGATGTCAAACACATTGAATAAAGTGCGTCCTGCATCTGCAACAGCACCAAGAGCAACCGCCGTTGCTCTACCCCATAAACGCAAGTCACCTTCGCGCTGCAACTTTGCAGCCTCTTCATTCAACCCTTTTATCTCTCCGGTATAGATGCTCACAGCAGCAGCAAGAGACTCCGTGAACGTGCTGCCAATCACCAGCTTTAGATTCTCGTGATACCTGCTGAGCGAGTTGATTTGCTTTGCGGCAGTCCCCATCGCAGCCTCATACGTTCCGGCTATCTTCTCGCCTTCCTCCATGACGGCGTTTGATATTGCCTGCATCTTTTGGCTCTGGGAAAGAGAGGATGAAGAAACGTGCAATTGGTCTGCAAGTTTTTTGTATGACCGCTCCATACTGACATTGATGCCGATGCCGCGCAGAATCTCTGTTTGCCCGGTCTGAATGCCGTGAATCATCCGCGCAAACGCTTCGGATGAATTGATGTTGCCAACAACGGCGGCGTCCTGCGCGATTCTGGCGAGCTTGCTAGAATTTGCAAGGTCAATACCCGCCTGCGCCATTCTGGTCATCTGCTGGCGAGCTTCCGTCATTGAGATGCCGGTCTTTTCCAAGCCCTTCGCAAACTTGTCCATCTGCTCCGATGTATAGCCTGAATTGTTCCCGATTATGCGCATGGAAACACCAAGCGTTTCGTATCGCGCGGCGAGTTGAGTTGCCTCAACCGCGTAATCAATCGTGATGGATTTTAGCTTTAGAAGCGCTCCTTCAATCGCGCTGGCTGCAACAACTCCAGCGGCCATTGAGGATGCCATCCTGCCGAACGACAGGGATGATTCGTCAACCTTCTTTGAGACATTTTCAGTCTCACTTCCGAATGACTTTAGTTTGTTCTCTACGTCTTTTACAGATGCGCCTGTGGCGGATACGCCTTCAGCCGTAAATTTTATTCCGACAGTCTCATCGCTATTCGTTGCCATGCTTTGCTTTCTCGGCGTTGGCTATCTTGATGAATTCCATCAGCTTCGCTGGCTGATCTGCCCAGCCGCCAGCGTTCGGCAAGAAACCATTGTTATAGTGTTCGGCGGCGCTGAACACAACTTGCATTTCTTTGTACCACTGGACTGGACATATTGTTACGTATCCATCCACCCACTCAACAACACTATTGCACGGAATACTCTTGGGGCATTTGGTGCAGTGCCTGCCAATGAACCACGCGGCGGATGCCGCCCCTACTTTTTTAACTCTTCGGAGTCCGGGAAGGCTGCGTCATAGACCATTCGGCCAATGTTAATCATCGCCTTCAATGTGTCGTGATCGGAAATATCGGCTTTTACCGCAAGATCGGACGGCGTGTATGACACACCGCCGATTTCGACACTCTCAATGCAGTTGCGGAGAATGTAACCTGTGCGCTTGATTAGCCCGTCCAACCCAACAGCGCGAGCCTTTCCATCAACAACATCGAATGTCATTGCGGTGATTGTCGCCTGCATCACAGTGTCAATCACTTTTAAGCCGAGCTTAATGCCATCCTCTTCAACGGTCTGAACCTCTCCTTTGAGCAACTTCATTTTGTTTTAACTCCTTTTAAGTAAATGCGATGGTGAATTGGTCGTCGCTCGTGGACTCATAGAGGCCAAGAGTAAGGTCTTTCAGGATGCGCTCCGCTCTCTCGCCCAGAACAACATCCTTGCGGCGAGCGGACGGCGCTGTGATGGTCAGGATGTTGCCGGGTGTTGCACCAAACGTTGCGGAGAACGACATGTCAGTTCCTGCGGTAAGAGCAGTCCACTCCGCGACCGTGTTGACGCTGTCTTTCGAGAACGTCATTGTCGGGTTGCGGTCTTTCACCACAAAGCTGTTTTCGCCTGTCACGTAGTGATTCTGCACATCATTCCCGATGTCAAGCCCAAACTTGCCGACCTTGATTACCGCGCCGTCGTTGAACACGGATGCACTTGTCATCACAAGAGGTTGTGTGCTGTCATACACAGCGCCAGCCGGGTCGCTTACCGGCGTTGGAACAGCATAAGCGGATTGGAATGTACCGCTCGCCGATACAACGCCGTCAATGCTCGAATCAATCTTGAGAGTTCCAACGGCTCCAACAAACTTCCAAAGCAACCCGTCGTCGTAAGCATAGATCGTGCACGACTTCTCGCTTGCAACAGCCGTTGACGGCTTGTACGAAACGGATGTGCTCGCAACGATTGTCTCCGCCAAGCGGGATGCCTGATACAACGGGGAAGCCTCCGGCGCAGTTCCTGCCGCGCCCTGCCCGCGCATCTCGAACTGAATCTCGATGCTGACTGTTTCTTTGCCAATTTGATGAGGCAAAGAACCCATCGTTTGCTTTTGCACCTTGCGCTCAAGAATCGTCGTGTTCTTTTTGATCTTGAACGACTTGACGCGAACGGCATCTGTCCCGACCACCGGCACTGCATCAGTGCCCTTTGTTATCTCGGTTTTTGCAAGCAATAGCCGATTGTAAATAGTAGCCATGTCACTCACCTCTCATCGTTGGTTTTGTGCCGACAGACTCACCCTGCTTTTTGGTTGTCGCCGGAACTGGAATTTGCTCGGGTGCTGCTGGTTTGCTGGTTGCCATTTTACATGCCCTCCGTGTACTGCCCCTCGTAGAAAATCCTGATTGGTCTGATGAACTTTGCAATATCATCATCCCCTGTCAAATCTTTGTCAACCTCGCCTTGAATTGTAGCATGGGCAACCAGTCCGCCAAGTGTTGCATCTGTTGCAATAGCCTTTTTGATTGCCAAATCCACCGCATTCATCGACTCGGACATGGAGGTTCTGCTCCGCACCCATACGCTCAACTTCGCAGTGAAATAGATGTCCGCAAGCCCGCCTGTCTTGTATTCGATTGTTTCAGTGCTTCCATCCTCAATCTGGATTGCAGGATACGCATTCTCGTACAAAAGATGCATGCGGATAGAGCGCTTCACCAACCCGATGTTCAGCGTGTAGCCATTGGCTGTCGTGATTGTCTGGAGTCGCGTCACCAATGCGTCAAGGACTTGCTCTCTGGTTGTCATTGGCTATGTGGGCGCAACAGCCCAATCCCTTTCTGTTAGGATTTCCACCGGGATGATTGCAACAGCCTGCGCGCCAAGCGAGCCTTCGTCTGTTTCGATTATTCCGTTGACCCGCGCATACCGAACAAGACCGCCAAGAGTCTGGACTCCAGCGCTTGCAGAAGGTTCGAGTTTTGCGGTGATGGCGTCGATTATCGGGTTGAGCGCCTTTGTGGCAACCTCGTCTATTCCTTCTCCGACGTTGACGTACACAACCAAGTCAAGAGACATCAGCCAGCGGGATGGTGCTCCGTCCTTTTGTTGGCACGTCTCTGTTTTCTGCACCTGAAAAAATGCGGGCTGTGACTCCGGCGGCACTTCTTGCCACAACTTGAGCCTGCGACCCTTTGTTTTGAAGTTCGTAGCCGACGACAGGAGCGAAAACAATGCGGCATATATTGGCTCTCTGGTCACTTACTTCTCCTTTACCGCGCTCATCATTCTTTGTCTTGCCGAACTCGCCATTTCGCGCAATGTTGAGCGCAAGAACGAACGCTCCGGGAAATTTGCCATTCTTTGATGCTGTCTAACCAGAATCACTCCGGTTGACTTGCCGAGCTTCCCGGTCTGCCGAACCTTTGTCACACTTCGGCCAAACTTGTTTGTGTAGCTGTATGTCGCCTTGTCGATCTGCGCTTTTGAGCGCCTGACGTGCTGACCTATGGTTACGATACCCCTGAATCCATACTCATGGATTCTCCCGTATTTTATTCTCGTTCCAACAGAGCCGACAACGGAATCATCCGTGACAACTATTTCACTGGCTATGCTGTTGCGCAATACGCCTGTGCGGACGTGCAGGACGCTACCGGATAGCTTCTGTTTGACTTTCGCCTGCGCCTCAAGGGTGAGTGCCCATATCTCTCTTTTGATGCGCTCACGGAGCTTGGCAAACCGCATCGAAAGATGGTCTGCCGCCTCTTTTGCTCCGGTGACTTTGACATGCATCAGAAAACTCGCTTGTAGCGCTTGAGGTTGGCTTGGGTGTCTGCGGTCAAATCGCTTTGAGAGAAAGAGGTTTGCTGCCCGGCCATGCCTTCGCTTGTAAGACCTATGCGCGCCCTGTCCTTGTATTTCTTTGCGCAATACTCGATTGCGGCCTGCTCGATGTCTTCCGGGATTGCTTCATAACCGGCTGTGTACGACACCTCAACATTCCGCACACCTTCGGAAAATACCCCAACGTTTGAGCCGGGCAACAGATAGATGTTCCGATCATCGAATGCGTACCCGTTCAACAACCCATCAACAGACGCAGGCACGACTATTCCGCTCACCTTTAGGCTTGAGATTGCCGTAATCGGCCATTCTCGCGGCATGATTCTGGTGCGTCCATTGCCGTTGATTCGCTCGCCAGATATGTTTGCCTGCTTTATTTCTCTGGACAGGTAGGTTAGGACGTACTGACTCGCCCGAGTGACCAAGTCGGCCAAAAGCACGTCGCTGTTCGCGTCCGTAATGTTCGCCCAACTCTTCACCTTTGCTACGGTGGTCAAATCCTTTGCGGCCATACGCCCTCCCGGATATTACTTGGCAGCTTCCTGCGCGGCAACGAGCACGTTCTTTGCTGCCGCCTCGGCCAATTCCATCTCTTCAAGATATGCGTCGGCATCAGCGGATGCGGCAACAGCCGCATCTTTGTCCGCATGCTTCGCCTTGTTGGCCGTGTCCTTTGCAAGTCTTGCAGCTTTGATAGCGTCTTCAAGCATTGATACTGCGGCTGCATGCTCGGACTTTGCTTGCGAGAGAATTTCTTGCGGACTTGCTTTGTACTCCATGAAGCCGAACGACTTGGCTTGGTCGATGAATTGGGCTGGAATTGTTGCAATCCCACGTTTGTCCGCCTCAATCGGCATTCCGCCAATGGTCATTCCGCCAAAATCTTTTGGTGCAACCATTTTTACCTTGCTCACGTTAATCTCCTTTTTGTTTGCAGAGCGGGGCGGGATTGCTCCCGCCCCTCTTTGTCATCACCAAGCTACAGGTGATTCATCGCAGTTATTGCGCGATGTTTGTGATGATACCGAACGCGAACGGCGCGTAGCACTGCAAAACCTCGTCCGCGTACACGCCGAACTCATACTTGCGCGAGCGAAGAGGCCACTCGATTTGGTAGTAGTCGCGGCGGGTGCGGATTTGCAGAACGTTGCTCACGTTGCTCAACGGGTAAGGCAGAGTGCGCGTTACGAACAGGATTGTCCCGGCAGGCATGTTCGGATGCAGCTTGATCGGGATTTCCTGCGCACCAGCCATGCCGTAGCGGTTCAGGTAGCTCTTGACGGAAGTTCCGCCAGCAATCACGCCTTGGTCAACGTTGAAGGTGAAGCGCTGTGCGGTGTTCGCGTTTCCGGCCAAAACCTTCGTGCTGATGTCGGCTTGTTGTTGCGAGTGAACCCAGATTTCGTCGGGGGACAGACGGTAGTTGTCCCAGAACGACATGAGGGCAGCGTCGATTTCGACAATGCCGCCAACGCCATCCGCCGTCAGCTTCGTGCCGGTACCGGCAGTGCCAGTCGCCATTACTGCGCGATAAGCGCCGGAGTCACTTGCGGAGCAGAAGGTCAGCAAGCCGTCGAACACCAGAGCGTTTTGCGACTTGTCGGCGGTGATTGCAGAGGCGTTTTGACCAGTGCCTGCCAAAGCGGTAAGCCCCACGGAGTTGATGGTCGTGATTGCCTCCAGCTTTTCAGCAGCGGCAGTGCCAACGTACCATGCATAGGCAAACGCGCCTGCAACGGGCGTCACGGTTGCGGAGATGGTCGAGGTAGAGCCAGTGGTGTCCTGCGATGCGGCGCTCGACTTCATGGCAGAGCCGCCGCCGTAGTTGTCCGTCGAGCCGTCGGCATTGGTGCGGGTCACATCGTTCAGCACCCCGGTAGCCAATGATGCGGCACGGAATCCCTCGTAGGTCAGCGCAACGCAAATCACGTTGTAGGTGTCCGCCGCGATTGTGCCGCCAATGAGTGCCGTCGCAGTGCTCGGGGTCGGAGTGGTTCCCAAGGCCAAAGAGGTGTTGCCGCCGAGGATGATGCTTTCCTCCTGCAACATCAGCGCAGACAGGCCATTACGGGCGGCGATTGCACGGACATCAGCGAAGTATTCAGCGGAATACTCGGCCTCGAACGTGACGTAATCCTCCAGACCGATGCCCTTGTAAGCGGCGGTGTAGTCCTTGGTGGAGGTGGTTACAACGCCGCCACGATTGCCTTGGCCGACACCGGCTGAAATCATCGCCGTGTTGATGCCGGTGATTGCGCGCCATGCAGCTTGAATGCCGCCCTTGCCCGAAACGCGAGCAATCGAGTTGCGCAGCGGAGTCAGTACCGGGAACAGGCTTTTTGCGCCAGCTTCAAGGTCGTATGCAGTCAGGCCGGAGGTTGGGGTTCCAGATTGTGTGAACGCCTTGGACAACATCGCATCCGGTGTTGCTTGGGCTTGCTTCAGCAAGTCCAGAGTAGCTTGAGTTTGATTCATTTTCGTATCTCCCAAAAATTTACTTCAATTGACTGGATTTTGAAACGGGTTAGTTGATCGGAATTGTGTTTGGTTGGTTGATGTTTGTCTGCAATTATTTGATGATTTGCCGACCCCCAGATGCATGAATCTTTTTGAACGCGGTTGCTGTTTCGTCGATTGTCCCGTCACCTTTTGTGATGGGGGCAATTTCTTGCACGACTTCATTGCTCAAAGGCGAGTCATCCCCCTTTGATACTGCGCGCAGCACAACTTTGGACGGCGCGGGCATGCTTTCCATCTTGACCAAGCGAGCCTCCAGTTCTGCAAAACTTTTTTTCAGCTCGCTGTTTTCGCCAGCCAACTTCTTGAGGTCGTCAGCGGAGTCAGTTTTCGACATATCGCCAGTGTCAGCCTTCTCGCTGTGGCACTTCGCCCCAAGCTCAACAGAATGATCGTGCATCTTTTGCAGTCGAGCCATGTCGGCCATGCTGTTGCGCGCCCCGGCTTTCAGCATTTCGTCCAGCTTTTCATCGGCCATCTTGACCAGCTCTTTTGCGGATTCGGCCAGAGCCATTACCGGAGATTCGCCCTCTTTGTTCTCACCAAGAAGCTCTTTCACCTCTTCGGCCATCATATCAACCAAGATGTCGCCAATCGTTCCGATTGCAGCAGACAGTCGAGCACCGAGGTCGGAGCCATCCTTCTCGCTCGCCTCTTCATACTTCACGGAATGCACGATGTCGCTCAATCGCATCACAATCTCCGTAAGCGAGCCGACAGTGTAGAGTCCCTTCGCCAAAGGAGTTTCATCGGGTTTGTACAGTGACTTTTGCACCGCATTCAGCGCATCCTTCATCGACAAGCTGTTTTCGTTCAGTAATTTCGCAAACGCCATCACATCTTCGTCGGAACCGGATACTTCTGCTGGATTGTCGCCGGATTTCTCGTCATTCTTTTCGATGTTTTCAGCATCAAGATCAGCGCCGTCACCGGATACCGCATCGGCATCAGCGGCGGCGGCATCGTCGGCAGGGAAGTGCTCGGCATGCTTTGCCATCACTTCGTCATCGGTCATTTTGGAGAGTGCTTCAGCATCGAATCCTGCGTTGGCTTTGCCCATCAGTTCGGTTTCCATTTCAGTGCGGTTCATGTTATTTCCTTTCAAGAGATTGTCGGCAGAGCCGCCTTGGTTTTGAAACTCAACTTGATACACGGAGCCATCCGCTTTTTCGATAGAGAAAAACTTGGCTGATGGATTGCAACCTCTATCAACGAGGGAGACTTCGTTTGGCTTTGCTTCGTATCGGATAACAGGTTTGCCGTCATCGGTCTTGGCAATCGGGTCATTCCATTTGCGCACGTATGACCCACCAATAGAGAATCCAAGCAGGACTCCCTCTTCGACCTTCTCCCACGTCGTTGGGTCAACAACCTTTGCAACAACGTCAATGCTTTTCCCTGAATCATCGAAGTTCATTCCAACGAGCTTCCCCGCCGCAATCTTTGAATGTTGCTCCCGAACATTCCCGTAACTCTTGCCGTCGCTCGCCTCAAGAGTCTCATCTCTCCACGCTTCAAAGTTTTTCCTAGACGAGGAATAATCCATGCGCTCGCCTGCGCGGTCAATTGTTTCGTCAGTGATTCGTCCATAGATGAGCCTTTTGGCTGCATCCGCTTTGTAGATTTGCGCGTAGATTCCGAGACTCATAATTC